ACAAATGGGCAACAATAAAAAAATAAGTAAGTGTTTGAGAAAAAATAAAATCCCTAGAACCGTTGGAGCTCTAGGGATTTAAGGATGATTCCGACTGGGCTCGAACCAGCGACCTCCACCCTGTCAAGGTGGCGAAAAGGAATCATATATGTATCAAAGGGTTCAAGCACTGTCCATGCTCTAAACCACTTCACAATTGATTTTGTATGACTCTAGTATAACATGGTTGCAGAAATAAGTAAAGTGGTTTATAAAATTTTAATTAGAAGTAGTCAAACTGCATTTTACGATAATAATTCCGGTCTTTGTTTTATCGAATCCGATAACTGTATATGATTGACCGTTAAAGGTGTATGTATTATTCAAGGCTATCTTTTGAGTGTTTTCATTGTCCTGAAAAATCATATCTATATTCCCATTTGGAAGGGAAATAGCCCCTGTACTTCCTACTGTCGCTGTCTGATTAGCCACAATGCAAGGTTCATCCGAATAAGTATTAACCGTTTCATACACAGGACGACCTAAATTATCTGTTTGTCCTGTATCAATTCTTTCCGTTCCTGTCAGTATAGATATAACATAATTGGTTTTTCTCATTAATCCATAATATTTGCCGTTCCTTGTTCCATTGATTTCTGAAGTAATGAGATAAACTTCATCCAAATATTTAATTTTATCCCCACGCTTGATTAATTCCAGCGATTTGATTTTCTTATCGTCATACGATTGATTAATGGAAGTAGACGTTATCAATCCTCTAGCATTAACACCATTAATTTGAATGTCTTTTCCCATTGAATCAAGTATATATTGAAAATCATCTGAAACAGAATCAAATAAATTCATTTTTAATCACATCCTTAATCAGCAAACAACATAAAGAAATTGGAATCATTTGTTTCATCCGTTGCCATCTGCCTTATTTTCCGTTCGAGATTATCAATTCTGTTCATTAAATTGGAATGGAAATCATTTACAGACATATTTTCTTCAGTGTAGTTTTTCATTGTCTGCGGATTGTTAGCAATGGATTCAAGGACAGCCAGGGCAGATTGAAATATCTTCTTTTTATTTGTTGCTGATTGTGCGTTATAGTCGTCAAATGGCTTCAAGCCACATTCCTCAAGATAAACGGTTAATTCTTGCTGATCTAACTCAATACCTTTTGTTTCAAGTTGTAAACGTTGTAGGTTATTCATGTAATCATTCTCCTTTCTGTTTAGGGCATAAAAAAACCCCTCACCTTTTGAGGGATTTAACGTAATTTTGAAATATCATTCAAAAATTTTTCTTGTTTATATTGATTGACAGAGTTTTCTTCTGCAATGTCAACTATTTTTATATAGTCTATATTTGCAGGATTGATATAGTGCATATTATAACTTATCCAGTCATTTGCAGGTTTAATTACGTCTGCAACGTTCATTAAATCTCCTTTTATTTCAAGTGATAATGTGTTCCCATGTGACATATAAAAGTCAAGTCTATAATTCATTTCCATGTCCCCCCCATCTGTCTTTATATTTCGACAAGGAATAAGGAAATCCTGCAAAAAACTCCCCTCAAAGATGGGAGGAAGATTATTTGTTATATTTACTTGGGATTTTCATATCAGCAATCTGTTTAATATATTCACCGAAGTATTGAAATATTTGACTTCCTAATTCATTAACTGTTTGAATGCCACTATCAAATAAACCTAAGTCATTCATTGTTTGACTGTCATCACTAGCATTACTATCCAGAAAAATTTTTACCTGTTTATAATTACTGTCATCCCTTAGTTTACTTACAAATTTGCTTATATCAGTGTCTTGAGTATCATCTATTGCTTCTATTTTATCAACGGCAGGGCGTAACTTATCAACTGCTTCTTTAATTGTCGTTGGGCTTGAATAATCACTGTTATCCTGAAGATAATATTCTTTCACTTCTTTAAAATCCTTTAAAACTTCAGTAACTTGTTTAACTGTTTCTTTTTCTTTTTTAGTATCATCTAATTTATCTCTAACTGAAGTATCTTCCTTGATATTTAATGCTTTTTTATATAAAGAAATAGCGTCATCAAGTTTTCCACTACTTCTATATTTATCTGCTTGATTAACATATTCTTGTGCTTTTGCTTGATTGTCGCAAGCCGTTACAAATAAGAACGACAACAAAAATAAACTGACTAATAAGATTAAATCTTTCCTGCTCATTAAACATATCCCCCTTTAGATTATATGTTCATTATAGCATTATAAAAGGGTAATCACTATTAAATATTTCAAAATTTTTGTCGTGTGTGTAAAGGAACATGCTAGGGGAATATTTTCCAGATTAGGGGTATCATAGGTATATTTTCTTATAAATTTTCATTGTATTATTATGCATTTTCAACTTCCGATAGTATACATTATGTAAACATTAAAACTCTTGAACCCCTTATATATCAACATTCTTTAAATATACCCGATTTATCGTTTATTCATTTTTTATACATCCCTATTATATCAACGTTTTCCGCTTATTGGACTAACTAGAGAATAGGTGGAAAGTGAATAAAATAATGAATAAAATTTTGCTTTTATATGTCTAAAATATGCCAAAAATAACACCAAAACTGGAAAAAATCGGGAGGAAATACAAATATATTAGACAATTTAAAATTTTTAAAAATAATATATCGTATTTCAACCCTTTAATATACCCCCCATGGGTAACAGAAAATGGGGCGAGTAACATATACTGTAAAGTATTTTTACTTGACATATCAACATTCTTATTAAACGTTATCCGGCTCATTGTCGGTATTATCCATTTGATTCACCATATCATTATTTCCCGTATTATTTCCCAACTTATCCTTTTGATTATCCAATCGTTCTAATTCCATATTGACATCATTTACATATGGATTCTTCGCAAGAATAGTTTCCAAACTAATTGCTCCCATATCATTTAATGTTTTAAGGTTCTCAATCACTTCAGCATCATTACTTGGCATATTATAATGAAATACAAAATCTAATGTCTCATAGTTATTATCGCTGAATGTCACACCTTGTAATGCTAACAATGATCTAATCTTATCATTCCTTTGTTCGATTCCTTCACGCAAATACTGTTCATTCATGCCTGCCTTGACATTCGCAAGCGAGAACAATAGGCGAACAGATTGCTCGCTCAAGTTAGATACATCTGTCTTGTTCATACTAACTGCTGGCACTTGTGCAATATCCAATAGCGACTGAAGCAACGTCTTATATATACTCTCAAAGGATTGATAATCTAATCCATTACTAACCAATTTAAAGTCGCTGCCATCATCTAGTGTAAGCCCACCACCTACGATATTAGAAGGGATTCCATCACCCTTTAATTGTTGACCGATAGCAACCGGAATGGGGTTCATGTACTTATAGAAAGCGTCCGTATATTTGCTAATCAAATCCTCCATTGAATCAAGAATCTCTATCCAATCATCTAAATCGGATCTTCCTTCAACTTCATTTAATTCATTGTCACTATGATAAATAATAGGCAATCCCGATAGATTAACCTTTTTACCGACTAATTTTAATGAACCGCCCTCATTCGTATATTGTTCAACACTATTATCCGTAAATACATTAAAATAGGAAATAGCGTCATATACATACGCTTCAATGAATGCAAGCATATTATTTTCATTGTCGTACACAGGATAACTTTCTGAAGGGTCAATAAGTTTAGATTTAATAATCGAATTATCCATATAGACATATTCGGCACACTGTCCATATTTTAATAGTTTATCGAGGATTTTCAAGTTAATACGGTCATATTTCCCCTTTTTATATACACTTTGAAATTCTCTAACAACTTTTTCATTCCCTGTCAATGTGATCGGATTTCCTAACAAATAATTAGATTGAAAGTTTAAAAGTGTTTTCGCATACTGAAGGACAATCCTTCTTGGGTTAAACTCTTTTCCATTATATTGAAAAGAAGGGGCAAATTTAATCTTATGCTGTCCACTCAAATATTCCTTTTTGGCAAGAATATCCTGAATACGTTGCTGATTACTTACTTCACCGACAAATTGAACGAACCAATCTGATTCATTATCATATTTACTTTTTATATATTGTAATAGTTTATCATTCAATTATATCACTCCTTTTGTGATTGAATTATCACACATACCATTTACCGATTTTTCTTGCTTGCACTGCAAGGGCTGTACTAATAACTAAGTCATCATGATTATCTTCACCGGATTTATTGCCCATTGAGCCATTTACTTTCTCGACAAATAACTGCATTTGTTGGAGGGTTTCTTTACATTCAATATTGATTAACCCTTTTTCAAACGATTCCTTTAAATCCTGTATCATTATTACTTTTGTTGCATTTGTCGTCTGAAATCCTAACTTGATTTTCTTTTTCCCTGTCCGTTCATCAAAAAGTTTTTGCTTGTATAAATTGAGATAGTTATATTGTTTCCGCAATCTCTCTAAAATTGGAGTACCAAAACTGTTTCTTTCAACCGCAAGAAAGGCGTAATTATATAACCTTCCTAAGCAATCAACAATTTCCGCAAAATCCCATACTGTGACATGATTATTATAAAAAGATAAAACTTGCTGCCCATCTTCATTGAAAATTGAGATAGTGGAATAGTCGTTTCCGCCACCAGAAGAAGTATCGACACCGCCATAATATCGGACATTCCTTTTTGGCAAATAAAATATGTCTAATCCTTTTTTTATAAACCTATGTAATAATTCGGGTATCTCATTTACCAATTCATCTTTTGGCAATGGGGGAATAGTATGATTTAATCTTTCTAATACAATGGCTTGATTGAATACACTGTTTCCAGTAGAAATGAATGATTCAAGGGGATTACTGGGATATTCTTGCTGGAATTCTTGCAAACTCATATCTAATAACTTATATCTTCTCCACATAAGGAATCGCAAGTTTGCGCCATTATCATATAAAACCTTTTCATCAGGTTCTAAATCAGCCACAGATAGCCTTCTGCCTTTGTTATCGGCTTTATACCATGCTTCGGCTTCGTCATGCTCATACTTGAATTGTTTCTTATACAAGTCGTGATAGAAGGGGATAAACATGGCTTTATACTTTGAGTTGCCTTTCCATGCACTCATAAACAATTTATAGTAGTTATTTCCGGTACCATTTGAAGTGGTTTCAATTGTTAATTGACTTGAGTTCCCTTTCATTAATGATTGCTCGGCAGACAATAATTGCATTTCCTGCTTGTCATAAAAGGCATACTCTGACAAATGAATCCATGAATAAGTCGAACCTCTGCCAATACTTTTTATACCAGCCACAATACACTGTATTCTTGAACCATTATCAAATATTAATTCGTCACGATTATCACGCTTCACATTAGGAAATAAATCGGGATATTTTTCCCTGGGCAGCCACTCATTCATTGACTTCAACTTTTCAAACAATGCCTTACTTGAATCAGATTTATAGGACACTATTAAAATGTTTTCATTTTCGTTTACAATTGCCCTGTATAACGCCTTAGCAACACAAAACGTACTAATACCGCCTTGTCGTGCCTTACTGACGATAACAAAACGATTCTTAGCCATAAGATCATCTAATTCAATTTGCGCTGTATTTATTTCAAATTTTACTTTATCGTTATTGTTGTCAATGATGTAAATAAAATTTTTGGCAAATAGGCGAAAATCTTTTATGACTTTATCTAATTTTTTATTTTTGATTGATTTCAAATTGATTCACCTCTCTAACACGAAAAAAGGGGGCCGGTATTAGTGGACACCCTTGATTAATCCAATTCCAATTCGTCATCTTCCGTTTCATCTTCAATAGATTCAAAAGTTTTGGCTGAAAGTTTAGCCATTGAAGATACTTCCTTCTGCAATTGAAGAAAAAGTTTAATCGACTTTTCGTCACCTTGTTTTGCTTTATTTGAAACGATTGAATATACTTCTTGAAAATCATCCGCAATCTTAGTGTCGAGATATAGCATGAGTAGATTCTTATATTCCTGGGTTTTTTCCCAATTCAAGAAAGGATTCATGGACTTTCTAGCCACAAGTTTAAGAAAATCCTGCTCTGTTTTTAATGGTCTTGATTGATCGTATCTCAAGTCGGGGAATTTATACTTAAAATATTCGGCAAACCGCCACTCTGTATTTTTTAATGCTTCGTAAATATTCATGCTTTAACACCTGCTTTTAATTGATTCACTAAATCCAATAACAATCTATTTAAAAATAATTGATCTTCACAAATAGCCGTCATTTTCATTACACTATTTTCCAAATCATGAACATTTTCCTTCAATTGTTCACAATAATAACTTGCTGATTCCATTTTCTGATTCTCCTTTTTGACTATTGATAAAAAAATAAGCCCTGCAATGGACTTAACCGAATATCTTTTCAAATTCTTCAATTTGACTTTTTTTATCCTCATCATTTTCATTTGCAAATGGATTAATTTTTTCCCATTGTGGAGTGTTCCTTAATGTTTTTGTGCCAAAAGCCAATTTAACGGGTTCTTCTTCAACTTCTATTGATTCCTCAATTGGCAGCAATTCTTCAACGCCAATCTGTTTTTTCTTATTTCTATTATTTTGAACACGTTTATTAAATACGTCAATCTTATCTTTATATTCGCCTAGAAATTTTTCAACATCTTCAGGTTTAGCACTTTTTAAAAGATGATGTTCAAACTTATAGCCATTCTTATGATTACTCCGCTTGTTGGAATACATAAGATAATGTTCGTTTAACTGATAAATCATCTTATTGACAAAATCCTTGTCAAATCCTAGAAACTTGGCCATTTTTTCAATGCTCATCCACATTTTACCTTCAGCATTATTGCTCCATTTTGAAATAAGACAATACAAGGCGTAATACTTTTCAGTTAATCCTTTTTCCTCATATAGTTTAAACAGATCAAAGGGAATATTTATATAATATTTATCTTCATCCTTATATGTATCCGTTGCAATCAAAACAAGAATATCCTTATCCTTAATGCTGCCATTCTCATCAAGCAGATAATCCCATCTTGAAACATTTTCTAACTTGATTACCTTTGCTGATTTCAATTTCTTCAACAGGTTAAATACTTCTCCAGTTGAGTATCCTGTTTCTTTTCGCAACATTGAAATAGAAGTGATAAATGTATAGTCATTGTCCTGATTGTGAATCCTAAACTTAAACAATTGAAAATAAAGATTCAATCCTTTATAGCCAATTTTCTTATATACTCCATTTTCATCAAACCAATTTGATTTAATCCTTGTAAATTGTAATGTATAGTTAAAATTCAATTTCATTTGATTTCCTCCTAGAATAATATTGATTACCTTTAAGAACACAAAACGATTAACATTGAACAAGAAAGATTAGATAATATGCCAACAAAATTTATTTTTGTTGGCTAGATATATTATTTTATTATCTATAATACTTATTAATTTAATAATTATATCCCTTATTTCGGAAAAATATCACAGATAGCATAGTTGAAAAGTGTACCCTCGAACCTAAAATATCAAGGTGGTTATTTTTGCAAAAGTGCCATAAAGCCAATAATATCAATGGTTCTAGCCACTTTTTATAATGTGTGCGGTATATCCCTTATTTCGGAAAAATATCACGAAAATCATTGTAAGTGTATGTACCCTTGAACCCAAAATATCACGATTTTTAATATTGAATAGTACCCTTGAGGAAAAATATCATGATATGGTTTAAAGAACGTTGATATGTAAGCATTTGTAGTGTCGGAAAAAAACAAAAAAATCATAAATCACTCGGTGAGGTAAACTTTACTTACTTCATCTTTATCAGTCGGAAGAAAAACCAAAATATCATAAATTACTGTTTTGGTTGTCGTGATTTTTTCGTTTTATCAAATTTAATGATTTATATTCGTCAATTGCTGCTTGTAAAATATCATCCTTATAAAAGAGTGTAAAAATTTTCTTTGTTTTTGGATTGATTGCAGTCGTGATATAGTCGATTCCTTTGACGTCTTTAATAAATGAGAATAACCTTTTGTTGTAGCAAAAAAAGAAATCCTGTTTTTTCATTAAAAAATCCTCCTTCAATTTGTCATAGTAACGACAAAATTCAATTTGTAAATTAGAAAAAGGGTGGTCATATTCAACCCCCCTTTCATTCTTGATATGTGTAACTGACATAGTTTTTGCTTGTATATGCCAAAGAAATAAGTTGAGACCTATCGGGAATCTCTTTATTTCCTAATGCGTGTCCATCCCGAATACAGTGTTTAACTAGCTTAAACTTGTGATCGGAAATCCCTATATGCCAATCTAAATACGGTTGTATGCCTTTAAAGTCAATATCTGTTTTCAAATAGCCATTATCATCAATAATGATTTTTTCATTTAAATTGAAATAATCCTGTAATTCTTTAAAATATGAGATTGATCTTTTTTCTAAAACATCAATTAAACTTGTAAATCCTAATAACTCAAGCCAATCAGTATATATTTTTTTAAAAAAACTACTCTTTGTATAAAATCCTTTAAAACTTGAATCAACGGCAAGAATGATTTCCTTTCCAATGTCATTTTTTGGCATAGGAATATCATAAATACTCATGATTAACATGAGTGTACTAAATGGAAATTTATAGCAATAATTTTGTACAGTAATTCCTCTATATTGATTTAGATTTACGCAAAATGGATTAATTTTATTGCTTGGATATTGTTGGGATAAATGATTGTCAAAGCAGCGAACATTTTTAGTAAATGCCATATCTATGCCAATAGTTGGATTGCCAGTTTTATTTGCACGATAGAAATTTTCAAATGAATAGAAGTAGTTTATTTCCCATAAGCCATTAGTAAATTCTTCAAGTAAATTGCAGGAAAATAAACTGTCGCTATCATCACCTAACATTAAATCGTATTCCAAATTTGTTTCTTCAATCCATGTAAAATATTTATTTTCAGTTAATTCTACTTTTAACATAACGTATGCGAAAGATGAAATTCTCCCACACATTCCTTTAAACAAAACACCTTGTGACAACATCAATTTGTCGTCTATAATCACATTTCCCAACATTCGGGGAAATACGTCCTCCTTTTACTCCTTGACCTTAACGGCCACATGAAATAAAAGGAAGTGGTCAAGACGAATTCCCTAATTCTTTCACAGTTTCACCTCCATTAATTAATTTTTGTCTATTTTGTATAGTTTTCTATGTATTTTTTATACTTTTCAATTTTCTCTTGTGACATTGAACAATCACCTAATTCGTATCTCGATATTAATGATTGTGAACAACGCAGATATTTGGCTATCTGTCCTTGACTTATTCTTTTTCTTCTACGCAAGATATAATAATATTCCTTATCGTCCATTCTCCTTTTCTCCTTAGTCAATGTATTAAAAAGAGGGTACTGCACATAGCGAATACCCTCTTAGTCAATGTATTACATTAAGCACCAACTGTTAAAACAGATACGGCTTTAGGACTTGCTACCTTCAATGTGGCTTCGGCAACAACTTGACCCTTGACACTATCACCAGTTTTTGCTAATGGTTCAAATGCAGGTTCACGCAAATAAGCGAGATTGATATATCCATCATTAAAAAATACGGCTTTATCTGCTGGAACATGTTTAGACAAAACAACATTTACTGTTCCATAGTTCGTATTGATAGAATCAACAACAAGACCAAAATTAGTCGTTAGATGTTGGTAAGAATAACGATCTTTGTAAATATTGTCGATTGATTCCTTGACGTCTGCATTAACAAGCGCATAGTAATTACCTTCGGCCAAATCTTGTTCCCAAAGTTTACGCATTGCTTGTTTAATCAAATCTTCGTTTACTGCGCCTTTTACCGCATTTGTAGGATCAGCAAACTCAATCAATCCACTCATTTGACGCTTAAACGGAGTTGCGGAACCGTCATTCTTCAAGCCAATAATGAGTTTTTTCTCGATATTCATTTTTAGTTCTAAAAGTCGGTCATTGACTTCATCCGCAAATTGAGTTGATTGCATGGCCAAAGCCGTACCACTGACACTAGCACCCTTTTTAAAGATTTCCAGCACATTGTTCAACTCTCTGCGGGCTGATTCTTGGAAATCAGTCGTTTCTGCACCTTCAACGGCCGAAATATCTGCTGTATTATCCAAAGTTTTTTCTCGCCATGTATAGACAGTGCTAAGGGCTTTTTCTACACCTTTAGCCATCAATAAAGAGGTGAGAGGAGTGGATTGTACGCCAATGACGGCAATTTCCTGGGCAAGCGAAATTTGTTCTGCGTTAGTAAAATTTTTAGATTCAAACATTATGTATCATTCTCCTTTGTTATTTTTTAATATAAATAAAAACACCCTACGATTAACGTAAGATGTTATTTAAACAGGTTGGCTAATTTAGTCGAAATCATGCCTTTGGTATCCTTTTTTTGGGCAAATAGATCATATTCGTTTTGCTGCCTATGTTCATTCGGCACATATCCTAAATCAATCTTTAATTGATTGACAATGCCATTTAAGGCTTTGACAGTTTCTTTTAATTCATCTTCATTTGAAACTTTTACAATTGAAGCGAATTGTTCAAGTCCATGTTCTTTAAGTGTCAAGGAAACTTCTTTATCAAACAGTTCCTTTTGCTTGGCTTGAATTGCTTTTTCATCATCTGATAACTCTTTTGGTTTAAATTGAAGCAAATCATCCCTTTCTGCAATGATTGGATTAAGTTCCTTTTCAACCCATTCATTTTTAGCATTGGTTAATGCCTCATCTAATTGTTCTTGAGTAAAACTGATTTCTTCCGCCATTTACCATGACCTCCTATTGATTAATTAAATTTAACTTCAACCTTACCCCTAGATAGGATAGGCTTATTATTAACACTGCCAGCAAACTCGAAAATAAATTCGTTCAATTCACCAGCAGGGGTGTAATCATAAAAATAGACACCTATATCTAATTTGTTCGTGTCGTCAAGAATAAATTGTTCGACTTGTGTCTGATCTGTTTTATAGATTGTTAGTTTAACGTCATTTGGGCTAACACTAGTTCCATCAAACGATTTAAAATGACATTGCAATCGTACAGTATCGCCTTTAAGCATATTTAATCACCTCCACATATGAAGGATTTTCAAAATATTGTAACTCGGACTTGTTTTCTGTGTTTAAACATTGTGAAATATTCTCCGACATTGAGTTATTTGATTTATTTTCAATAAATGACGCCATAGAGGGGCTTTCTAAGACGTTTAAATCACAAGTGAATGTATTTACATTACTTTTTTCTAAAATGTCTATATGGGCTTGTATAGGGCTCAAAATGGATATAAGGCTTTTATATGTTTTTGATTTCCTTTCAACAATGCCACTAATTGGATTGATGAATGACGTCACATTATTGGTTATATTTCTAACTAATTTATTTGATTTATCAACGCTTGAAACAAAGGGCAGGGAATAAGTCGTGATAGTCCTTTGCGTTCGTTTTTTCCTATTAATTTCAGCAAATACTGGGCTTAAAATTGATTCTGTTACGTTTGTTTTCTTCTTATGTATATTGTCATTTGCAATCAGTTTATTCGCATATGATGATACCGTCACCGATTGAATTTTAGGTACGATAAGTGTCCCAAAAACCTGTAATGTTGGATAATCCCCATTAATAGACCAAATGGAATTAAAATCCCAATTTGTATAAGTTGATTGTGTTTTCATTTCTGCGGTTGTCTTTGGCTTGGAATAATCAGCCCCACTCGAAAAACCTGCAACGTTATAATCGTAAAAGCAATTAACGACACTTGTTGAAGTACCAGACGTCATAATTCCAGCCAATTTCATGCCTACTCCGGCATTTGTAACTGTCATTTGACTCGCTGAGTAACAATTTGTTAGTATTGCCGAATAGTTATATCCTACTATTCCTGCAACAAGGTTATAGGCTCGGATAGTACATTTTGCATAGCAATTTTGTATTTTTCCTGTGCCCATTACTTGGCCAGCAATGCCACCGTAATATGTATTCCCAGAATTTGAATATTTAGTTGATTTTATACTGCCTGTGACATAACAATTATTAATTAAACCGCCATACATTTCACCGCAAATACCACCCACATATTTTCCGTTATTTTGAATATCTACATTTTCAAGTCCTAAATTTTTTACTGTTCCCCTATTGAGATAACTTATAAATCCTACATCTTGCCTTGCCTGGTTGATTGTGAGGTTATAAATCCTATGTCCATTTCCATCAAACACACCCGAAAATGTGCCAATAGGATAGAATGTATTTTCCATTGTTATGTCATTTGCCAATTGATAATAGGCACTTAGGGAAGTAGTATTGATTAAGTTTAAATCACTTTCAGATTCAACAATAAAAGGGTCTGTTTGTGTTCCAGTTCCTAACATTTTATATCAGCCCCTTAAACTATTTGAGGTACTTGGATATTATGAGTTACTGTTAATTCGTCCATATCGCTTTCAATTGTAAATGCCGTAAATGATTCGACACTAAATGGACTTCCACCAGTAGCAACATTATAGATTGCGCTTTTGGCATAGGTTGATGGTTTAGTAATATCACTGTCGCTACCCTTAATTACTACCTGCAATTTTAATGTCTGATCTCCGGCTGCATTCGTCCATGTACATCTTGAATCAGAAGGGGAAAGCCTAATCACTGCATTTCCGTTTCCGTCTTGTAATTCAATATATTTCCAATTTGCTTGAATATAATTTCTCAAGTCTTGATATGCTGCTGCTGTTACTTCAGCCATGTTTATCATCCTCCTTAATAGATGGGTTGTATATGTTAAAATTAAAAATTATGAGTTAAAAAAAAGAGGGGGCTGGACAATATGCCCAACCCATACATAAACGTTAATTTAGACAAAAATAATTAAAAGAGGTCAAACTATGAATAAGAGTGTTGAAGGGAAATGACGAAAAAACCCTTCATTCAACCTATAAAAAATTATAGGCTCAATGAAAAGTTCCTTTGCTAACCACGCTTAGCTTATTCTTCCTTTAATGTGGATTATCTAAAAATGCCGATAAGCCTTGATATAATAGGATTTTTAGATAACATGACCAGTCCTTATTTTGCTTAGTTGTTGATTTATCAAGGGTTGAGAGGACTTTATTTTGTCCACGCTTAATATTTTCTTCCTTGGGAGTGGATTATCGAAAAATGC